GCAGCCCAACGCCTCAAGATGACCGAAGTCCCTGTCATGGTGGCCAAAGGCTGGAGCGATGCCAAGAAACGCGCCTACGTCATCGCCGACAACAAACTGGCCATGAACGCAGGCTGGGACGAGCAAATGTTGGCGCTGGAACTCACAGAGTTGCAAGGCCTCGGCTTCGGCATGGATCTAATCGGTTTCAGCAAAGACGAAATCGCAGCCCTCATGCCAAAAGACCCAGATGAAGATGCCGACACCAGCAAGTACACCAAAAAGATCGACGCTCCCATCTACCAACCCACCGGCGACTGCCCACCCACAGCAGCCCTCTACGATCCGTCCAAGTACACCCACCTGACAGCCCAGATCCACCAAAACAACGACCTGGCGCCAGAGGTCAAAGAGTTTTTGCTTCTCGCGGCCACCAGGCACATCCGCTTTGACTTTGAGCAGATCGCCGAGTTTTACGCCCACGCAGACCCAGACACTCAGCAGCTCATGGAAGAAAGCGCGTTGGTCATCATCGACTTCGACAAAGCCATCTCAGGCGGCTATGTCAAGCTCTCCCAGGCCATGGGGAAAATCTACGCCAGCGAGAAGGGCGGCGACCAATGACCACCGAAGACCGGCGCTTCGCAGTTTTCATCCTTACTCACGGCAGGGCGAACTGCGTCTACACCTACGAAGCCCTACGCAAACACGGCTACACCGGCGAGATCTACCTCGTCTGCGATGACGAGGACAAACAGATCAAGCAATACCTGGCGCTCTACGGTCTCGACTCAGTGATCGTCTTCAACAAACAAGAGGCCATCGACAACACCGACAGCGGCGACAACCTCAAGAAGCGCAACAGCGTCGTCTATGCCAGAAACCAGAACTTCAAGATCGCAGCCGATCTCGGGCTCACCCACTTCTGGCAGCTCGATGACGACTACAGCGCTTTCGCCTACACCACCGACAACAGCGACGAGTACATCACCAAAGACGCCTACACCAAGAAGCTTGATGACCTCCTCTTTGCCCTCTGCGACTTCATGGATGAATCTGGCGCACACTCCGTGGCCATGTCCCAGGGCGGCGACTTCATCGGTGGCGGTGAAGGCACTTTCGTTAAGCACATCAAGAAGGGAAAATTCAGCCGCAAGGTCATGAACTCCTTTTTGTTCAGAGTCGACCGGCCAGTCAAGTTTATGGGCCGCATCAACGAGGACGTCAACATGTACGTCGAATGGGGTCGTCGTGGCCACCTCTTTGTCACCGTCCCCCGCCTTCGCCTCTACCAGAAAGAAACCCAGACCAACTCCGGCGGCCTGACCGAGATCTATCTCGACCTCGGAACCTACGTCAAGAGTTTCTACAGCGTGCTGTACGCCCCATCATGTGTCAGCATCACAGAAATGGGCAACAACGACAAACGCATCCACCACCAGATCTCATGGCGGCACGCAGTCCCCATGATCCTCGACGAGCAGCACCGCAAGCCCAGGCTCTTGTCCCGCTACACCAACACAGTCCAGGAGATGTGACCATGGCCAAAATTGAAAAACCAACCCCTAAAAAGCCGGACGGCAGAAAATCCAATGGCGGCGCACGTGAAAACGCAGGACGAATGGCCTTTGTCCCCACAGACTCAGAGCGAAAACAAGTCGAAGCCCTCAGCGGCTACGGCCTGCCAATCGACCAGATCGGTGCATTAGTGCGTGATGGCATCCACATTGACACGCTACGGGCCCACTTCGCAACCGAACTGGTCTCAGGCAAAGCCAAGGCCAACGGGCAGGTAGGGAAAACCCTATTCCAGAAAGCCATGGGCGGTGACACCACGGCCATGATCTGGTGGAGCAAGACTCAAATGCGCTGGGCCGAAACCCAGAAGCATGAACTGACCGGGGCAGATGGCGCACCGCTGGAGTTCGCCAAGATCGAACGGGTGATCGTCAAGAATGGCTAAGGTCTTGCAGCTTCAAACCCCAGAATGGGCGTTGCCCCTTCTAAACCCCAGCCGCTACAAGGGCGCATGGGGTGGCCGAGGCTCTGGCAAGTCTCACATGTTTGCCGAGCTGATGATTGAGGCCCACATCATGGACCAGAAGCGGCGCTCGGTTTGCGTGCGCGAAATCCAGAAATCCCTGAGCCAATCCGTCAAGCGCCTGCTAGAAACCAAGATTCAGGACATGAACGCCGGTGCTTACTTCGAGGTGCAGGACGCCGTCATCAAGTCCAAGAAAGGCGACGGGGCGATCATCTTTCAGGGTATGCAGAACCATACCGCCGACTCGATCAAGTCGCTGGAGGGCTACGACTGCGCCTGGGTAGAGGAAGCCCAAAGCCTGAGCCAAACCAGCCTTGACCTGCTACGCCCAACTATCCGTAAACCAGCGTCTGAACTCTGGTTCACCTGGAACCCACGCCAGCAGTCCGACCCGGTGGATTTCCTGCTTCGTGGCCCAACGCCACCCAAAGACGCCCAGGTCTTGAAGGTTAACTTCACCGACAATCCCTGGTTTCCAGACGTCCTGCGCGATGAAATGGAATACGACAAGCGGCGTGACCCAGACAAATACAGCCACGTTTGGATGGGCAGCTACCTCACAAACAGCAATACCAGAGTGTTCAAGAACTGGCGTGTCGAGGACTTCGACGCACCACCAGACGCCATCCATCGCCTTGGTGCGGATTGGGGCTTCGCAGTTGACCCCACCACCCTGGTGCGCTGCCACATCATTGGCCGCACCCTCTACATTGACTACGAGGCCTACATGGTCGGGTGCGAGATCGTCAACACCCCAGAGCTGTTCATGCAGGTGCCCGAGGCAGAAAAGTGGCCCATCGTGGCCGACTCAGCCCGGCCCGAGACGATCAGCCACATGCGAAAAAACGGTTTCCCTAAGATCATGACAGCAGTCAAAGGGCCAAAGTCGGTCGAGGAAGGCATCGAGTTTTTGAAGAACTACGACATCGTTGTTCACCCCCGTTGCATCCACACCATTGACGAACTAACCCTGTACAGTTACAAGCAAGACCCCCTGACCGGCAGAATCTTGCCAGTGCTGGAGGACAAGAAAAACCACGTTATTGACGCCCTGCGCTACGCCTGCGAAGCCGTCCGCCGGGCCAACACATCAAAACCCGCTATTTTCACCCCTATCGCCAATGTCAAGAAGTGGTGAGACAATCGCACAAATTGAGGAAATCCAACCATGGCCAGAATCTCCAACGACCAACGCCTTGCCAACCTGCACGATGAAGCACTGGCACAGTTCGACGATGTGCAAAGCGCACTGCGTGATGAACGTCTGCAATGCCTGCAAGACCGGCGCTTCTACTCCCTAGCAGGCGCTCAATGGGAAGGCCCACTTTGGGATCAATACGAAAACAAGCCTAAGTTTGAGGTCAACAAAATCATGTTGTCCGTGATTCGCGTGGTTAACGAATACCGAAATAACCGCATCACCGTTGACTTTGTTTCCAAGGACGGCAAGGAAAACGACAAGCTGGCCGAGGTCTGCGACGGTCTGTATCGTGCAGATGAACAGGCATCCGTGGCCGATGAAGCCTACGACAACGCCTTCGAGGAGGCAGTAGGCGGCGGCATTGGTGCATGGCGCCTGCGCACGGTCTACGAGGACGAGGAAGATTCAGACGATGATCGTCAGCGGATCATGATCGAACCCATCTTCGACGCTGACAGCTCAGTGTTCTTTGACCTCGGGGCCAAACGCCAGGACAAGTCCGACGCCAAGTTCTGCTTTGTCGTCACCTCAATGACGCGCCAAGCCTACAAAGACACCTGGGGCGACGATCCCACAGACTGGCCCAAGATCATCCACCAGTACGAATTCGACTGGTGCACACCCGATGTTGTCTACGTAGCCGAATACTACAAAGTCGAGGAAAAGACCGAGACCATCCGCATTTTCCAGAACATCGCAGGCGAGGAAGAACGCTACAGCCAAGCAGACTTTTCCAATGACGAAACCCTGGAAGAAACCTTGATGGCCATCGGAACGGTCGAAATTCGTCAAAAGCGCGTCAAGCGCAAGAAGGTTCGTAAATACATCCTCAGCGGCGGCAAAGTACTGGAGGACGTTGGATACATTGCCGGAAAGTGCATCCCGATCGTTGTCGTTTATGGCAAACGCTGGTTCGTTGATAACGTCGAGCGTTGCATGGGCCACGTTCGTCTAGCCAAAGACGCCCAGCGCCTCAAGAATATGCAGCTCTCCAAGCTGGGCGAAATCTCTGCATTGTCGTCAGTCGAAAAGCCAATTCTGACCCCCGAGCAAGTCGCAGGCCATCAAGTCATGTGGTCAGAGGACAACCTCAAAGACTACCCGTATCTGCTCATCAACCCGATCACCGACCAGAACGGCAACCAGGCAGTCAGTGGCCCCGTCGCCTACACCCGTGCCCCAAACATCCCGCCAGCAATGGCCGCGCTCTTGCAGATCACTGAAACCGACATGCAAGACATTTTGGGCAACCAAGCCGGTGCTGAAAAAATGGTCAGCAACATTTCAGGCAAGGCCGTTGAAATGATCCAGGCCCGTGTCGATGGCCAGGCCTTCATCTACATGAGCAACTTCGCCAAGGGCATGAAGCGCTGCGGCGAGATCTGGCTCTCCATGGCCAAAGAGGTTTATATCGAGGACAAGCGCAACATGAAAACCGTCGCCCCTACTGGCGATGTTGGCATGGTCGAGCTAATGCAGCCAATCATCAACCAAGAAACCGGCGAGATGGTTATGGCAAACGATCTGACCAGCGCATCATTTGATGTGAACGTAGACGTCGGCCCATCCAGCAGCAGCAAGAAGCAGGCAACCGTTCGCGCCCTCACCGGCATGATGCAAATCACCCAAGACCCAGAAACCCTGCAAGTTCTCGGCGGCATGGCCATGATGAACATGGAAGGCGAAGGCATCAGCGACGCCAACGCCTATTTTCGCAAGAAACTTCTGCGCATGGGCGTGGTCAAGCCCTCAGAGAAAGAAGCCCAAGAACTCATGGCCGAAATGCAAGGCCAGCCGCAAGACCCGAACGCGATGTACCTGCAAGCCGCGGCAGAGGAAGCCACAGCCAAAGCAGCCCAGGCCCGAGCCAACACCGTCAAAACCATCGCAGACGCAGAACTTAGCCGGGCTAAAACGGTCGAGACCCTCAGCAACGTGGACATGGATTCTCAAGACCACGCCCTGAACTTGGCCGAACAAATCGGCGGCTTTGTCCAGGAACAAACACAGCCTATTGTCAATCAACCCACAATTGAGTGACAATTGCACACATACGGTTTCCACCCAGCCGTTTCAATGGGTGAGTTTGATGGGGTCAGCAGATGAATAAAAAGGCAGATACAGGATACGAAAACGAGGACGATGACACCATCGTCATTGAGGACGAAGGCCAAAGCACTGAGCAAACCACCGACGAGCAACAATCCGTTGGCGACCAGGGCGAAGGCCAGAGCACCGAAGATGACGAAGGCGACTCGGACGAAGTGATCGTTTCCATTGGTGAGGAAGCGCCGCCTCCCGAAGAACAGACTCATGCGCCTGAATGGGTACGCGAGCTGCGAAAAACCAACCGCGAATTGCAACGCCAAAACCGTGAACTTCAAAGCAAGTTACAAACTACCGCACAGACTGAGAACAAACCAGTCATGCTGGGAGCAAAGCCAAAACTTGAAGATCACGACTACGACGCTGACAAGTACGAAGAAGCATTGACCAACTGGTTCGAGCGCAAGCGACAAGCCGATGACGTCAACGCCAAGCAAGAAGCTGAAGTTATGACTCAGCAAAAAGCCTGGCAAGCCAAACTGGATGGCTACGGCAAAGCGAAAGCTGAACTGCGAGTCAAAGACTTTGAAGATGCCGAGGCCGTGGCCCAGGAATTATTCAACGTCACCCAGCAAGGAATCATGCTTCAAGGCGCCGATAATCCGGCGCTGGTGGTTTACGCACTTGGCAAGAACCCAAAGAAAGCCAAAGAACTGTCCGACATTAAAGACCCCGTAAAGTTTGCCTTTGCGGTAGCGAAACTGGAGAAAGAATTGAAAGTTACAAACCGCAGGGCAGCCCCGCCGCCCGAAAGAATCGTGTCAGGAACTGGCCGATCCTCTGGGGCGGTGGACTCAACCCTCGAACGGCTGCGAGAAGAAGCTGCCCGTACTGGCAACATGACGAAAGTCATCCAGTACAGGGCGCAGAAACGAGCAGCATCCAAATGATTTTTTTTAGGAGTTAACCATGTCCAATGCATTTTCCAAAGAAGAACGAGTCGCGTTTGAAGACATCCTTGAAGGTTTCCAAGACCTCTTGGTGCTGTCCCGTCACGTCTCGGTGTACAACACCAACCAGACCGAAATGGCTCGTACCAACGACACCATTTGGCGCCCAATGCCTTACATTGCACAGTCGCAAAACAGCACGCCTGGCACCCCTGTGACGTATCAGAACATGACGCAGTTGTCGGTTCCTTCCACCATTGGATTTAGCAAAACGGTGCCTTGGACCATGACTACCCTTGATCTGCGCGACGCACTGCAAGAAGGTCGTCTAGGCGACAGCGCCAAGCAAAAGCTGGCATCCGACATCAACGTGGCGATCATGAACACAGCAGCCGCCCAAGGCACTTTGGTTGTTCCAGTCTCTACTGCTGCCGGTGATTATGATGACGTCGCCCTGTGCGATACCATCATGAACGAGCAAGGCGTGCCTGACTATGATCGTTTTCTGGGTCTGTCCAGCCGCGATTACAACGGTCTGGCCGGTAACTTGTCTCAAGCCAGCCGTTCATTCGGTAACGCTAAGTCAGACAAAGCCTACGAGCGCAATTTCGTTGGCATGGTTGCAGGCTTCGACACCTACAAGTTTGACTACGCAAACCGCATTGCAGCAGCCGCTGGTGGTACAACTACCATCAACACCACACTGCCGCAAGCGCAATACGTTCCTCAAGCTACATCGACTTCGGTCGGCGGCCAGATCAACGTTGACAATCGCTACGAAACCGTCACCGTGTCCAACTCGGTCGGCGTGGTTGCAGGCGATGCGTTCACCATTGACGGCATTGAGGCGGTGCATCACATCACCAAAGAATCCACTGGCCAACTGAAAACATTCCGTGTTATCAGTGTCCCCGCCGGTGGAACTACTTTGGTAATCAGCCCTCCCATCATCTCCGCTGTTACAACACCAACCGACGCCGAGTTGCAGTACCAAAACTGCAAGATCGTCGCTGCTGCCAGTGCTGCGCCAATTAACTGGCTCAATACCGGCGCTTCGGCTATCAACGTGTTCTGGCAGAAAGATTCGTTGGAAATCTTGCCTGGCCGCTACGCCATCCCAGCCGATGCTGGCACCGCAGTGATGCGTGCTACCACCGACCAGGGCGTGGAGTTGGTCATGCAGAAGTTCTACGACATTGACAGCATGGTCATCAAGTACCGCCTGGATACGCTCTTCGGCGTGGTCAACAAGCAGCCTGAAATGTCCGGCATCTTGTTGTTCAATCAGCCCTAAGCTGTAAACGAATGGGGGGCTTTGGCCCCCCTTTCTTCATTCCAAGGAGCGCACCATGCCATTAGCAAAAGGTTATTCAAGCAAGTCCATCGAAAAGAATATCAAGATGGAAAAGAAGGCAGGCAAGCCAATGAAGCAAGCCGTAGCCATTGCTCTCAGCACAGCCGAGAAAGCAGCCAAAGCCGCAGGTAAACCAAGCAAAGCACCAAAAAAGGCCATGAAATGAAACCCGGTCTTTACGCCAACATCGCAGCCAAACGCGAACGCATAGCAGAAGGCAGCAAGGAAAAGATGCGCAAGCCCGGCACCAAAGGCGCGCCCACAGCAGCCGCATTCAAAGCAGCCGCAAAGACAGCCAAACCCATGAAAGCCAAGAAATGAGCGTGTTTCCGACCATGGTCTACCGCAGCCCAGGCATTTACAAAAAGCCTAGCGGCGAAACGTACAGCTTTGACAGCGTGCAATCTCAAGAAGATTTAGACACCAAACTGGCCGCAGGCTGGTTCACATCGTCCGCAGAGGCCATTGATGCCGCAGGCGACAAAGCAACGCCCGCAGGCAAGCCGCGCCCAAAGTGGGCCACCAAGCCCATCAAAAAGAAAAAGCCAGCCAAACCCCTCGACTGGCGCGAAAAAGCCAAGGCAGCAGTAGCAATTGAACCCGAACCAGCGCCTGAACCAGTCATTGACGACGCAGCGCCCACCCGCACAGAGCTGGAGGCCAAGGCCACAGAACTCGGCATTCGCTTTGACGGTCGCACAAAGGACAAAAAACTGGGACAATTGATCCAGGACAGATTGTCCGCGCCAACTGGAGAATGACAATGGGATGGACCAAGCGCCAATTTATCGAGCAGGCCTTCGACGAGATCGGACTGGCCTCCTACGCCTTTGACCTCGGGCCAGAGCAAATGCAATCCGCCCTCAGGCGCTTGGACACCATGATCGCAGCATGGAACGCCCTCGGAATCCGCCTTGGCTACCCTCTGCCATCCAGCCCCCAGGACAGCGATCTCGACGAGCAAACCAACGTGCCCGACAGCTCCAACGAGGCCATCTACAGCAACCTGGCAATCAAGCTGGCCCCAAGCTACGGCAAACAGGTTATGCCCGACACCAAGGCCACAGCCAAAGAGTCCTACAACACCCTGCTATCCATCGCGGCCATGCCAAACCAGCAACAGATGCCGGGCACAATGCCAAGCGGCTCAGGGAACAAGCCGTGGCGCGTCTACGACAATCCATTCCTACGCCAACCCGTCGATCCAGTATTAGCTGGCGGCGATGGCCCTCTCGAATTCTATTAAGGAGCAACCATGCCAACCATCAACCAGCTATCTGGAATCAGCCAAGTCTCTGGCGGCGATCTCCTCCCGGTCTACGTCTCCAACAACGGCGATGCACGTAAGGTCTCGATTACGCAACTGCTGACCTACTTTCAAAGCACCTTTGCAGCCCCGACCGTAGCCACCAACCTGTACACGCCAGGCACAGGCTTCAACGTCACAGTGCCAACGCCCGTAAGCGAACAGCAATGGATGGTCATCCAGCCTGCCGGAACTCTGGCCACTGGCACGATTACCCTGCCATTGAACACTGGCACGCCTGATGGCACTCAGGTGCTGGTTACCACCACCCAGATCATCACCAGCTTCACGCTGGCCCTGAACGGTGCAGCAGCAGCCTTCGGCGCACCCACCACCCTGGCTGCCAATGCCTTCTTCACCATGCGCTTCTACCAGGCCACCAATAGCTGGTATCGCGTCGCCTAAGCCATGGCCACCAAAGACACACGCCTTGCCCGTGCCGGGGTTTCGGGCTACAACAAGCCCAAGGCCACCCCGAGCCATCCCACAAAAAGCCACGTCGTTGTGGCCAAGTCTGGGGACGAGGTGAAAACCATTCGCTTCGGTCAGCAAGGCGTGTCTGGCTCTCCCAAAAAAGAGGGCGAATCCAAGGCCAGCCAAGCCCGGCGCGAATCATTCAAAGCTCGGCACGCTGACAACATTGCCAAGGGCAAACTGAGCGCAGCATGGTGGGCCTCAAAGGTTAAGTGGTAAGTATGCAAATTCCAATTCTCAACGGCATCTACGCTGACACCACCCCAGAGCTGCGCACGGCTTACCCGGTGAACATGATTCCCGTGCCCAAGCAGTCCGGCATCAGCAACGGATTCTTGCGTCCTGGTGACGGTATCGTGGCCAACGGCACAGGCCCAGGCACAGACCGTGGCGGCATCAACTGGAATAGCATCTGCTACCGGGTAATGGGTACAAAGCTGGTAACTGTTGCCAGCAACGGCGCTGTGACAGTTCTGGGTGACGTTGGTGGGCCAATCAACACCTTGGTGACATTCGACTACAGCTTTGAACTGCTAGGCATCGCATCCGGTGGTCGTCTGTACTTCTGGAATCCACTCGCATCCACACTCACACAAAACACCGACCCAGACCTCGGCGTGGTGTTGGACTTCTGCTGGGTTGATGGCTACTTCATGACCACCGACGGTGAATTCCTCATCGTCACTGAGCTGACAGACCCCTTGCAGGTCAACCCCTTGAAGTACGGCGCATCAGAGATTGACCCAGATCCAGTGGTGGCCTTGCTCAAACTGCGCAATGAGGTCTACGCCATGAACCGCAATACCATCGAGGTGTTCGACAACGTAGGCGGAGATTTATTCCCATTTCAGCGCATTGATGGCGCTCAGATTCAAAAGGGCGTAATCGGCACCTTTGCTTGCTGCGTTTATTTGGAGCGCATCGCATTTTTAGGAAGTGGCCGCAACGAAGCGCCAGGCATTTATATTGGCGCAGCAGCCACCACGCAGAAACTCAGCACGCAGGAAATTGACAATCTGCTCCTAAATTACAGCGAAGCACAGCTTGCATTGGTCAAGCTCGAAGCACGCAACGAAAAGAACCATCAACATCTCTATGTGCATCTGCCAGATCGCACCGTGGTTTACGACGCTTCTGCATCTGAGGCGCTTGGCGATCAAGTCTGGTTTACCCTCACCAGCACAGTGGTTGGCTTCAGCCAATTTCGCGCACGCAACATGGTTTGGGCCTACGACAAATGGCTGGTAGGCGACCCAGAATCAAGTGCGATCGGCTACTTTGTGCAGGACACCGGTCACCATTGGGGCCAGCAGGTACGCTGGGAATTCGGCACGATCATCGCCTACAACGAAGGCAACGGCGCGATCTTCAACCGCCTGGAACTGGTCAGCTTGACCGGCAGCGTGGCGCTTGGCAAGAATCCCCAGATCAGCACCAGTTACAGCGTCAACGGCATTGCATGGAGTCAAGATCGCAGCATTGCAGTTGGCACCACAGGCAACACCGCCAAGCGCCTCGCGTGGTTTCAGCAGGGCCATATGCGCAACTGGCGCATCCAGCGCTTCACGGGTGACAGTGACGCTCACATCTCGTTTATTCGACTTGAAGCTCAAATCGAGCCACTGGCGTTCTGATGGCTACGGCACCCTATTCACGCAAACTCAATCTGACGCGAGATCAGCTCGCGCAGTTCTTGACCGATCAGCAACAGATCAGGCAGTTCGAGCTATTGTTTTCTGTCGTCGATGAACTCCAAGTCATCACAGGAACAGACTTTGAATATCAGGCAGACAACGCAGCCGCCACAGCAAACGAGGCACTGGCCCAGATTAGCAGGCTTGCCCAGGCTTTGGAATTGCTTGCTGACGCACCAGTCATCGAGAACAACAACTCAGTGGTGACCGACTATCTTGACTTCAACGGATCAGCCCCGCACGTTTCACGCATTCGACGCATGGCTTGGAATGAAACAGACCAGACCGTTGACCTCGGGATGGAATACGACGTGGTGCAGCAGGTTGGACTAGAAACTTACGCTCGCGTGGCTAACTTCACCGGAGTCACCATCCCAAACGGCACCGTGGTAGGGTTTACCGGGGCTATACCGGACAGCGCACTG